CTTTTTGATAGATGATAGGTCTTTCACTAAAACTATTCTAGCACTTATGCTGGCGTAGTTACAGTTACTGCTGCGTTTGTGCTTAGAGGTCTGTAAAGCAGGTAAAAGTTTACCTGTCCTGCGGTAACAGCGGCTGCACCTATTGTCATGATAATGTCTAGTCCTCCACCGATCACCTGTGGATGTGGAATAACACCAGCACCAACTTCGGTATCAGCGTCAACGTAGACATCACCAGCATCAAGTGTAGTTGCGTTAGCAATCTGTGCTAGAAGCTGTGGTGTGTTACCGACAACTCCGACTTCAATAGTTGCTGCTCCCGTAAGGTTTACCGTACACACTCCAAACACCGAGGCTATAATATCGCCTGTAACGGTGAACAGCGTGTGAGCTGCTACTGCACCCGTTGTTGCCTCAACAAATGTCCACGGGGCTATAAGCATAAACGACTCGTTTGAGGAAATAACTTGGTGGTTTGCATCTCGTGATTGTGCGTCATCATATGTAGCCATAATTTCTCCGATTAAGTAACATGGGGGGTGGCAAACTGCCACCCCCCACTATAGGTACTATGCCGCACTATCTGCTGCTGGCACTAAGTAACCACTCTTGGCAATAACGCCTGTGTAGTAGTTCTCAAAGTGAGCAAAGTCAAGTGTCGCTGTGTCAAACAGCTCGGTAGTCGTATCGAGTGATGTCGCTAAGTTGAACGCCATAACACCAGTTGATGTGGTCGAGCTACCTGTCGCAAATATACCTACCGTAGTGCCAGATGCACCGAGTGCAATCAAGGTATTTCGGAGTATTCTTGCCCCCAAACACACTTTCGATGACATAGTGATAAACTGTGCTGCATCAGCCGTTGAAGCTGTGTCAACAAAGTTATCTTCCAAATCTAGTCTGTCTAAGTTTCCAAGTACAGATACAAATGCCTTTCCTGCTGCGTCTTTCATGAGAGCATAACAGTTTTTAACGGTAAGCCCGTCCGCTGCGTTGTCGGTTGCACCTGTAACCACAATGTTAAACCAGTTGAGGTCTGCACTTGTTTCGGTGAATCTTCCACCAATAAGTTGGAAGTCCTTGGCTGCGCCAATCGTAAATGCCCCTGCTACGTCTGCAAAATTAGCGATAAAGCTACCACCGTTCCACTTAACACTGTTAGCACTAACGGTAATTGTAGCCGCTGCTGTACTGAATGTAAACACTGGCATTTCTTGCCCTTCGCCCAAACATATAATCTCAATACCAGCAACGTCTAGTGTGGTACTTGAGCTTGTAACAGTTTCTGCGTGTCCTTGCAATACAACGATTTTGTCGCCGTTGTTGGCTGTACATTTCCCAACTGCCGCATCAACCGTAGCTAATGGAGTGTCAATAGACTTTCCATCATTTGCGGTGTCCGAACCAGTCGTAGATTTTACGAACCAGATGTTACCAAAGGTAAATATACCTGCACCTTGCAGGTTGCTGATTGGTAGATAATGCCCGTACTTAAACGCTGGAATAAAGTTTCTAACGTCTGCCATTTTTTTCTTTACTTAATTTATAATAAAATACCCCCATATTGCAGGGGGTATCTTAACCTTACCTGCAAATCCTGAATTACCTCGTCAATTTGCACTTATTCCGCTAGTCAATTTGCAAGTGGATCGGACCGTAGGTACTGTCAACTGACACTACTTCTCGGCTAAATCCAATTACAATTCCACCTTCTACACCAGTTTGCGGTTTTACCGAACCTGCAACTGCCGAAGATGGACCGACACCTGATACTCCATTGCTAGAGTTTGTGCCAGTGTCCCAAAGACAAGCACAGTTTCCGCCAGTCTGAACCCATCCGTAGTAAAGTGCGGTCATTACATACTTTGCAACTCCAACTGCTCCACCCGTTTGAGTAGTAACTGGGTATTCGATAACGCCGTTGTATGGGTTGTTTCTGACCGTAACTTGCGATGTCGTAATAACCAAAGCGGTTTTGACTGGTCTGTCCAAGTAGAATCGGCAAGTTCCTGAAGTAGATGTCTGAACATCATGCCTTGTAATCATAAACTCTTGCCCTAAACCAGTACCAGATTCAACAATCAAAGTTCCGTTTACGAACTGATTTGCTGTAACTGCTGTTCCACCAAGAGTAACAAGAATCGACTCCGCACCAATGGCTGCGCTTTCTGCACAAACCATGCTTCGGAAGTTGGCAGCTTCTACTCTTTCTTGCAAGAGCATTCCAGCAGCAAGTGCTACTGCACCGTTTTTGACGTATCGGTATTTGTTACCAAATCGGTCAAGTCCTAAAGCACCTAGTTCGTGTTGAGCGTATTGGCTCTCGTCATAGATTGCTTGTGATATTAGGTTTTCCATGTTTTTCTCCTATTTGTTAAATAAACTAGACTCCTTCAACACCAGTTAAGCGACCTTGTCTGCGTGGGTGAGGAGTAACTGCGTTACCGAATGCGTAAATGTGTCCAACTTCGCCATATTGGTTTACTGGTTTCATCATTCCGCTAAACTGAAGACCTGTGTTCGCACCCGGCATCTCCGAGTAAACACCATCAATATTTCCGCCAGCGACAACGCCTTGCATATCTGGGTCCTTGATTCCGTACCAAGTAATATACTCTTCGTTAATCATCCAGACGGTCTGTGAGGTTGATTTCTCATCAGCAATCCACGGAACGCCACGATAGATGATTGAGGTGAAGCCCAATGCTCCCTTCAAATCACCACCAGCAATCGCACCACGGCTTGAGCGAGTAACAACAGGATACCCGTTTGCCTGATAGTTCGCTTGAACCGTTGGAGACAAGAGTGATGTACCCAAGTTCCAAACAGTTTCATCAGAGATAATCATGGTTGGTTTCTGCCTTGTTGCAGATCCACCAGATACTGCTGTGTAGAGGTTGTCTAATTTCGTTAGGGTCATGGTTCCGCCTGATGCGGTTCGTGTTCCAGCTAACATAGGATAGGTGGTTCGTGATTGGTTTCCTACCGTTGCGGCAGTCGTACCATCATCGACCAAGTTTCCAAATCCGTTAAAGTCTTTGCCTCCGTTTCCAGTCCCATCAGAGTAGAACATATCGGCAATGTCATCCGCAGCATCGTTTGCTGAAGATTCCATCTCGACCTTTACAATGTCTAATACTCGTGATTCTGAAATACCGTTGATGAGCTTTTCCGTTCCCGGTATCGCTACTGGAATTTCATAGAATCGTGGGTCGTAAGAAAGTGTAATTCTGGTCTCAACTGATGAGGTGTTGAATGTATCCAGCCCAGAGAAAGAGCCACCGAGTGAGTTCTTTGCTATTTTGACGGGGAACTTTAGAGTTTCACCCGACCATTTCTTACCGTTGGACATAAAACGAGCTGTCACAAAGTTGTCCGACAATATCTGGTCGAATACTTTTGGAACAATCGTGTCTTGAGTTATTGAGATAACTCGTTGTGTGAATGCAGCCATAGGTTTTTATATGTGTTAAATAATCAAACTTCGCATTTCAGTAATGCTGGGTCTGAAGTGACCTCTGACTGTAGTCTATTATAGAGCATGAAAATCGTTGCTGTCAATGCTACTTCCCGCCACGCAGTCTTGATAGTAGTCCTTGTAGCCCTCTTTGCAGTATATTCCCCGTAGGTGGTGTTGCCATTGGTGTAGATTCTGGCTCGGCTGTTGGCTCTGGTATGTTACCCATTTCCTCTTGTGGAGCTTCTGGTGGCATCTCTTCTTGAGGTGCTTCCACTGGTGCTTCCATGCCTTGTTGCGGTCCCATTCCAATACCTTGCTGTGCGTTTTGGCTCACCTGCTGCATAAAGCTGATAATACTCTGCTTTTGTTGTTCGTTTAGGCTGGTGAATTTTCTGGTCTTTAAGAATTGCTCTAACGTGAATAGGTACTTCTTTGTTGGTGTCGGGGGCACTTCTACGTTCTGTCCGCCTATAATCGCCATCAAATCATCAATCGCCTTGCTGTCGTGTTCCGTTCCCTCTTCCCCAAGTAGTGCAAGATATTTCGGATACTCAAATCTGTAATACAAAATCCTTCTTGCAATCTCCTCTGGATTTTCTTTATCAAGTCCCTCTGCTAGTGTTAATGGGTCAAGTATTCCTGCAAGTTGCATAGTTTCATTCTTGATTGTTTGTTTGTCCTTTGGCATAACCGAACCTGCCTTTACTCGAACCTGAATACCGTCCTCAATCTTATCCCTACTCCACTCGATAAACTGTGTCTTTCCTGAAGAGTCTTGAAAACGAACAGTCTCTAGCTCGTCCCAATATACCATCATCATTTGAATCCACGCCTTGTACAGTCGATCCATAGCATCTTCGATAGAATCCGCAATGGTCTGCAGTCTGCCTAGATTTGCCCTCTGGCTGATGACCTCTTGCCCTAGTGTCTTAATACCACTGTTCTCACCACGAATAGGAGCATTCGCCCCAAATAGGTTGTCTATCTCGGCACGAGCATCGTATTTGTCTGCTGAAACATATTCGGGCAACTGATTGCTTGGGAGTCTGGTAGCAGCACTTCTCACGTCCCCCTTCACCATAATAATCTCTGATGGGTCTCCGATAAGTTTCGCAGCATCGTCTTGACTAATCATCTCCTCGTTTAATACTCTTCCGCTTGACGCTTGGTCTGCGTTTTCAACTAACTGCCTACCTCTTTTATTGAGTACATCCTGAAGCGGAATAGACTGGTCCATAAGTGAGGTGTCGTCTAATATGTACTTGCCTAAGTTGATATGATTGATGATAATGTACGGTTTTCTTGGCATATCAAAGAAGTTAAGGTTACGAAGTCCCTGCTCTGTCTGTTCATATTCGTCATAGTTCCAGTTTGGATTTTTCGCCTTCCTAACACTAACTCGTCTATCTTCCACGCCACGGCTTCCTTCTTTTTGTTTTGTGCATCGTAGTAGCTAAACCATACTTCCATATGCCCCACAATCCTTGAGGTCTGGCTCTTAACTCCCCTTCTAATATCGAACTTCTTAAATATCTCTTCTTTCTTATCAGGAAACTTTATCACTAACTCTTCGATAGTAGAGGTCAAATACTCGGCAATCAGTCCAATATTGTCTTGATTTGTAGATTGTTGTTCAAACACTACCTTTTCTGGTCTGATAACTTCGGTGACAATCTCTCCCCTCCTTGTTCCATCATCTCTCAGCTTACCCTTGTCGGGGTCAAATCGGTACTTCAAAATAGCAACCCTTTTACCCACCATTAAGTGTCTCGCTGCCATCGAAAGCTTCTGCTTCATGTACTGGTCTTCGTACATAGCCAGGAGAACATTTCCCAAATCACCTGCCAACTCCTCTGATTCTTCCGTGTCTTTCGCTGCCGTGACTATCGGCTCGGCTGGCTGTGAGGTTATCATAGGCACTAACGTCTCTACCGCCGTGATAATTCTATTGTTCTTATATGGCACTTGGTAGTCGTAAAGCTCGCTCTCTTGGTACGAATCGTTAAGGAAGTACCTCTCGCCACGCTTTCGCACTTCATCTAGTTTCAACTCACGATTCCACCATGCAACGGAGTCTTCAACCCGTCTCCCGATGATACTTGCAACTTGTTGGTCTGAAAGTTCTAACGCTAAACCCTCGCCTTGGTCGGCTATTGTCCCCTCAAGTCTTTCGTCAGAATTGAAATTGCTTACTAGGTTTGGTGATATTTGCATTTTATATTGTACCCCTAAATTACTCTATGGCAAAATCCGCAACGGTTACAAAATATGTCTATTGGTCTTCTTTCCTCACAAACTTCATCCATTATCAGTATTAGTAGGTCGTGGTAATAGGTAAACATTGGCTTCCCACACCTGATACAGTGAAAGTCCTTCTGCTCCGATGGCTTCTTGTTATTAAGTACCACCGTAACCATTTCACGATTGTCAGTCCTAACTATACCCTTGACATTAATGTCTATCATCGTGTAACCCAATTACGCTTATTTTTATTCGTCCTTTCTAACAACTTCTTAATGTCTATTGACGGCACTGTTCCATCTGGTGAAATTGTAGCAGATTCTAAGTGCTTTGTATTCTTTCTCGGTGCGGTGATGATTCCACCCCCTGCAAACGTCTTTTCCATTGCAATTCTTTGGTATGTGTGTGCGAAACAGAAATGGTCGGCTCTACCCTCTATTGTCTTCCACACAGGGCGTTGCATACCCTTGTCGTTTTCTTCTACAGTACGGTATAGCTGACCCCAGTGAGTAATGTACGTTTCCAAATCTGCACCAACCATATTAAACAGTGTCTCCTTTTGTAGTATCTCCGACACCACCATGTCGATTATCTTTGTCCTGTCCGATGTTACCGTATATTGCTTCTCCCCTTCGCCCCACTTAATGACCTGTAAATCCCTTTGCTCTTGCGTGAAGAAGTGTACAAAGACCTTGCCGTGATACTTCTTGGCTAGTTTCATCGGTACTGTTGGAAATGGGTTACTATCTATGACACAGTAGGCGTTGTATCTCTTAATATCGTCTTCTATCTTCTGCCAGTCCTCTGTCTCGTAAACCCTGAATATCCCAAACACGTTACCGATTACAACCGTTTTGACTACTCCATTATCGACGCCCATACATACATCAGTCATCGGGTTACTACCCGGTGCTAAACAATCAATTATATTCTGTCTAGTTATTCCAGCATCACCCGAAATATACGGAAGTCCTAGCGTAAAGTTGTTAAACACCTGCTGGTCTCCCTTACTATCTGCGATAATCTTTGTGGCACTATGCCAAGGTATCATCATCTGCGACAACCAGTAACCCGACACTTCCTTGCCGAAATGCTTTTTCACCCATTCACCTGTTCGTCTCGTTTCATTATCTATCTCTTTTCCACACTTTGTACACATAAAGATTTCACGCTTCAAGTCGATGTTATCTGGGTATTTCATGTAGAACTTGTTGTTACAGTGTGGACAAGTGATAAACCAGTGCTTCTTGTCCGATATCTGCCACTTCTCATCCACTCCGTATCCGGGTATTGACGGGTTGCTAAACTGCCAAACAAATCCCAAGTCGGGTCGCATTCTTTTCGCATCGTCAAGTCGGCTCTTATACGTCTGGAGAACTTTCTGATTGCTTCGGTCTACTTCGTCATTGATAAGTACGTGAGCCGATATAGAGATGGCTGCTGCCTGTTCCCACGACCCACGATAGTACACAAACCTGTTCCCTACGGCTTTAAGTGCCACGCTGTCAGTTTTACCCATCCACGACTGATACACGGGATTCTGCATAATTATCGGGTCAACCTTCGGCATTACGAAGTCTTTCACAACACT